GGTGGGGGGTCAACAGGCGGCACTGGCACTGGCACTGGCACTGGTGGAACATCAGGTGTTGCAGCAGTTGCGACAAAGGCAGCCAAAGCAATCACAGACATTGCGGGGGCATTTGATAATTTCACAAGCGGCACACAAAGCCTTGCAGCAATTGAAGCGGCTTCAAATCGAGCATTTGCATTTGGCACATCAGGGGTCAACACAAATTCACTTGCAGGAATTTTAGCTGCATCAGCGCAACCGCAAGTTAACATAACAATCAATGGCGCAATGGATAAGGAAGGAACTGCCCGCGAATTTGTTGAATTACTCAATTCATCTTATTACCGCGGCACGGGTGGGGCAGGAAGCCTGGTGGGTGTATGACCCAATGGAACCCCATTTGGAATGTTGAAATTGACGGTGTTTCATATACCAGCGCAATTCTTGCCAATTTAACCATTCGCAGTGGCCGCACAAATATCTACGAACAAGCCCAAGCGGGTTATATCAACCTTCAATTGATAGATGTGAACCAGGCCACAATTCCAGTTTCAATCAATTCAACCATTTCAGTTTCAATCAAAGATTCAACAGGCACTTTTGTTGCAATCTTTGGTGGCAATGTTGTGGATATTGGGCTTGAAGTCAGGGACGTTGGGGCAACTTCTTTTACACAAACTTATTCAATCATTGCGTTGGGTGCATTGGCTAGGCTTCCAAAAGCACTGACCGAAGGCGTATTGCCAAAGGAATTTGACGGCGACCAAATTTATGACATTTTGCGAAATGTTTTGTTTTCCACTTGGGCTGAAGTTGCAGGCGTTCAAACATGGGCGACTTATGACCCAACAATTACTTGGGCAGATGCGGAAAACAATGGCTTGGGAGAAATTGACCGTCCAGGCAATTATGAACTTGCGGCACGTTCATCAAGCATTACTGATGTCTATTCTTTGGTTTCGGCATTGGCCACCAGCGGCTTGGGTTATATCAGCGAAGATTCACTTGGAAGAATTGCCTATGCAGATTCGACACACCGCACCCAATACCTAGCCGCCAATGGTTATGTTGACCTAAGTGCCAATGAAGCAAGGGCAGCGGGTTTACGAATTGCCACCCGTGCGGGTGATGTGCGCAACGCAGTTACAATCAAATATGGAGCAACTTCCAGCAATGAAAAATCAGCTAGTGACACGGCTTCAATTACAACCTATGGCCAATTGAGCCAAATTATTTCAACTACGCTTCACAATTCCGCTGATGCGACTTACCAGGCCAATTTTTATTTATCCTTGCGCGCCCAACCTTTTCCAATTTTTAGTGACATTACTTACGACTTAACCAACTCAGAAATTGATGATTCCGACCGCGACAACTTGTTGGGCGTATTCATGGGAATGCCAGTGGCATTGGTTGATTTGCCAGCCAATATGAATTCAGGGGTTTTCCAGGGGTTTGTCGAAGGCTGGTCATTTCAGGCCAGTTACAACCAACTTTCCGTCAGCCTACTTATGACACCGTTGGCTTATAGCCTTCAGGCAATGAATTGGGCTGATGTGCCAATTACCGAAACTTGGTCAAGCGTGTCGCCGACACTTGACTGGGAAAATGCAACAATTGTTGCCTGATAAGGAGAAAACATGACAAACCCAACGTCCAATTTTGGTTGGCAAATGCCAACGGCAACAGATTTGGTGACTGACCTTCCAGCGGATTTTGCCGTTTTTGGTCAGGCAGTTGACACATCAATGGCCGACCTTAAAGGCGGCACAACTGGCCAAATCCTTTCAAAAGCAACAAACACCGACATGGATTTCACATGGGTCACAAATGATGTGGGTGACATAACTGCCGTCACTGCTGGCACTGGTATTTCAGGCGGTGGCACATCAGGTGCGGTCACAATTACAAATGACATGGCAACAACAATCACGGCAGCGGGTGACATTGTTATTGGTACAGGTTCAGGCACTTACGACAATTTGCCAATTGGCACAACAAATCAAATCTTGACGGCTGATACATCAGTTTCACCGTACAAAGTAAAATGGGCATCACCTACATCAGCAAGTTTTGTTGGTTCAACTTGCACAATTTCTTCAAGCATTACAATTCCAACTGCTACTTGGACACAGATTACTTGGGCAAATGAATTATTCGACCAAGGCGGAATACACGCAGCAAGTTCAGGTGAGTTTGTTACGAACGCAACTGGTTACTGGTTAGTTGCTGGTAATGTGCAATGGGATACGGCTTCAGGCGGATTTGGTCAGATTTACGTCAATCGTTTAAGCGGTGCGACTAATACGCAAATTTTTGGCTCTACCCGTTTTGATTCTGGAAGTTATATTACTTTAGCGTTTTCTGGAATTGTATCCTGCACTTCAGGTGACAAACTTAGCATTTACGCTTACCAAAATTCGGGTGGAAATCGCCAAATTCAAGGTGGCGGCGAGCCAAAATCTTATATTTCAGTTTCATACTTAGGAGCATAAAATGATTCAATTCACAAAGCCAACTAATCTCAACGGCGCAGAATTGCGTAATGAATTAAATGCTAATGGGGTTGCAATTAGCAATGACCCATTTTCTGTAAAATTAGAAGGTGAAGGTTCATTGTGGTTAGACATAGCAGAGGTAGACAAGGCCAAAGCCACGCCAATTGTTGCAGCACATAACGGCACAATTGTTGCACCTGAGCAGACTATTGCTGATAAACTAGCAAGCGTTGGTTTATCCGTGGCGGATTTAAAAGAAGCACTAGGCTTGTGATATTTCCATTAGGCACATCAGCGGCAGTCATTGAGTTGGCTTTAGCTGAAGTTGGCACGGTTGAGGAAGGCAACAACCTGACCAAATACGGTGAATTTACTAAGGCCAACGGACTGCCCTGGTGTGGAAGTTTTGTTAATTGGATTTTTGCCAAATCTGAAGTCAAAATTCCTTCATGCGTATCAACTGCATTAGGCGCACACAAATTTAAAGAAATTTCACGTTGGTCAAATATGCCGCAATTAGGTTATTTGGCGTTTATGGATTTTCCACATGACGGCGTTGACCGCATTAGCCACATTGGAATTGTTGTTGGCTTAATGCCTAACAACCAAGTTTTGCTTATCGAAGGAAACACATCAGGAACAGGTGACCAGCGAAATGGTGGCATGGTCATGGTGAAGGTTCGCCATTATGGTGAAGGAAAAGAAGTGGTCGGATTTGGGATTCCCAAATTTGCACCATACAAGGGTGACTTTCCAACGGTCGCCATTCCAACATCGGGAGACAAACCTAAGAAGGAGAAAAAATGGACAAAGCCAAAGCCTTAGCAGCATCATGGGGGCGTAGTTTTCTAGCATCATGCATTGCCGTTTATATGGCTGGAATTACTGACCCAAAGGCAATTGCCTATGCTGGCCTTTCGTCAGTTTTGCCAGTCATTTTGCGTTACATCAACCCTAAGGATAAAAGTTTTGGGGTCACTGGGGAATGACACCAAACGAATGGGCGGCCGTTATTGGTTGCGTTCTTGCAATCCTTACGGCCGTTTATTCGGCAATGCGTTTCATGGTCAAATCAGTCATGAGGGAGTTGCTTCCAAATGGGGGCAATTCGCTGAAAGACCAGGTGAACCGAATTGAACAACGGCTAGATTCCTTAGTGGACAAATTATTGGCCGACACGCCCTAGAACACGCGGGAAGGTTGATTTTGTCAGTTGTGTGCTTCACCCTTATCTAAGGCAGTCAAACAGGCGGCCTAGATTCGGGAGAAATCAAAAATGGTTCTTGACCTTTTAAACCCACAGACATTGCGGGCATTACTACTCATTGGCTTGTTGTGCGTTATGGCAGCAGCCCTGGGATATTCAATGGGATACAAAGAAGGCCACCGTGAGGGTTACGGCCGTGGCAGGGCAGTTAGCCGCCACATTTCATCAGCTAAAAGGGCGGTGAAGTAATGGGATTCCTTGACAATTATGAAGATGTTGCAACGCGAATTAAGCGTTTTTGGCAGACATATCCCAACGGTTCAATTCAAACGGCTATTGTAGATTTCAATGCTGAAAAGGGTTATGTGCTTGTTCAATGCACAATTTACCGTGACTTGGGCGACACCAAACCAGCGGGCGTTGATTACGCTTATGGATACATTGCCGCTTTTAATCCGAACATGCGCCGTTGGTTTTGCGAAGATACGACCACAAGTGCAATCGGCCGTTGCGTTGGCCTTGTTCTTGGTACAGATACAAGGGCAACTAAGGAGAATATGAGTCAGGTAGAACGCCTGGATACAAAAACCGCAAAAGTTGAAGCCGCTGATGTATGGGCAACACATCACATTGAAAACGACATGCCAACATTTGGGTCAGTCGTTGAAAACATTGCTTCAAAATTAGGGGGTGAATTAGTGCCTGAATCACCAAGTTGCAGTCATGGCCACCGCGTATGGCGCACAGGTACAAGCGCAAAAACTGGTAAAGACTGGGCTAATTTTTCATGCGTGGGACGGAAACCCAATCAATGTGAACCGCTTTGGTATGTCTTTACAAGTGACGGAACCTGGAAGCCACAAGTATGAACAAAAACAAGTTGGTCAAAATCCTGGTCATTATTGAATTGTTCCTTTTAGCCTTATTGATTTGGGTGGCATTCTTATGAGCGATTATATTGAATTGATTAACCCAAAGACCATGACTTGCACACTATTGAAAAATGGTGAAATTGTTGATGCTTATCCAGTCATGCAATGTGACAGTTGTGCATTGATTCAAAAGTTTGATGCGTTTGGCTATCAAAAAGCCGCTGAAGATAATCCAGTGTGGTTTTGCTTCGGTTGCAGGGGTAAGCGTTGAAAGTCACGCTAGACCGTCAGGAAGCCATGTTGTGCCATTTAGCGGCATGGATAATGGCAATGAAAAACTTAAGCGTTGGCGATTCTGCAAGGACTTACACAAAAGACAAAACCTTGCATGAATTGCTGGCACAAGATGCTGAAGCCATTGGCAGTGAATGGGCAGTGGCCAAATACTTCAATCTTAACTTTGACCCATTTGAAGAAAAGGGAAAAGAAAAGGCTGACGTTGGAAAAGGCATTGAAGTGCGCTGGACTAAATACAGTGAAGGCCAGCTAATTGTTCACGAATATGACCGTTCGACAGATATTGCAGTGCTGGTCACTGGCAATTCATCAACGACTTACAACATTGTTGGCTGGATTCCAGTGGCCATTGCTAAACGTGACAAGTACCGTCATTCTAGCCAACCTAATTGGTGGGTCAGCCAAATCAATCTTCAGCCCATTGAAAACCTTGTAAGGAGTAACTATGGAACAGATGCAATTTGAATGCCGTGCGTGCAAGAAGGTAACAACCCAATTGATTCGAATCATTACAGACAACTTGCCTGACCATGTGAAGGTGCTTGAATGCACCGTTTGTTCCAAAATGGGCGTGGCATTGGTTAGTAATGAAGCGCAATAGTTATCCACAGGCTTTATCCACAAGGCTGAACAACGGTGGAAACACGCCCAATGGCACGCTGAAACTTGCGCGGTATTTGACTAGGTCAGTACGATTCTATCGCTTGAAGCGAGCCGCTGATGCGGACTGCTCGCAAGGGCGAATAAATCTAGTGGGCAGGTTCTATGTCATTGCGGCATTGCTTTCAATAACAAGCATACACAACGCCAATGCAGCGAATTATTCAATAGACCATTTGAAGTTATACGCACACAGTCGTTTGTTGGATTATCGTGAGTTTCAGTGTTTCAACAAAATCATCACAAAAGAATCAAGGTGGTCATACACTGCACGCAATGGAAGTCATTATGGACTAGGGCAAATGCGTTCAAAGCATTACCGTGACCTTGACCCATTCAGACAGATAGATGCAACCATTAGCTATAATCACAAACGCTATTTGACTCAGTGCAATGCTTGGTCATTTCATTTGAAGCATGGGTATTACTAATGGCTAGTGCATTACAGGACAACGGTTCAACCAGTAAGTGGCGAAAGATTAGGCAACGCATTCTTGAACGCGACCAATTCACATGTCAGCATTGTGGAATGGAAGGCAATACAGTTGACCACATATTGCCACGCAGTCTTGGGGGTGAGGATAACGAATCAAACCTTCAATGCCTGTGTTTCAGGTGTAATTCATCAAAAGGCGGTGTCAATCGCCAAAATTCCAATAGGGGTGGTTTTTTTAATAGCACGGGGACACCCCTGAC